GAAACAGCACCTAAGCTATCAACGCACAAATTGTCAGATGCATCTATGCCATTATAATTGTAAGACTTATAATAAGGCTTAAGTTGCATCATTTGCGGATTGCTTGGGTCCATAGGACGGGAATAACCAAAAGCTGAAAATATCCCAGCTGTTCCAGCCAACAAGTCTTGACCCATATCTACAAAACCCCCTACCAAAGGAATTTTGCGAAAATAATCAAGAGGAGAAATTAACGCTTCCAAAGTGCTGGAAACCACCCCAGTGTTGGCTACATTTTTGCGCTCAATCTTTCTGGCTTTCAAATTCTTCTTGTCTGCATTCATTTGTGGCACAATAGGACTACAAACTTCAAAGTCTTCAAAATGCAAGTATAATGAATATGAAACGTCGTTCGTACCTGTTCCAACACGAATTTGTGCTAAAACGTGTACAAATAACGCTCCCCAATCATAAGAAAAATCGGAAATGGCAGACCCTCTATTGAATTCATACCACTGGGTAGGAGCAACATAAGGAACACGTAACTCCACAGAAGCCTCATGTATATCAAACTCAACACAAGGATGTTGAGTAATCTTACATAAATCAGAATTTGCGTGTCTTATAGTCGAATATGCTGAATCTAATGCATTAAAACAAGGTAAAAAATGCATAATAAATCTACCAGCTTGAAAAGGTTGAGCATTAATATTCATTCTAAACACTGCAGTACCTCTGCATAATCTGTAACCAGATAACTTCAACTTCCAAATAGTGTAAGTAGATAGCAAAGCACCTATACTAGGAATAATTAAACTCTGAGTGCCCGCTGGGCCTCCATCTAAAAATCCACTAGATATCTCCACAGGTTTAGCCATAAACATGGAAATGTCGGAAGAATCAACTGGATTAACAGAATAATCAGTAACCATATCTCGAATTATATTGACTACTCGTTGGCCATCATCTTGAAATGTCGTAGTGTCGCCAGTAGACTGGACAACATTTTCCTGCACGACAACAGGAATATTATTCAAATTATTTGCAGCAAGTCATATTTACACACATGAGCTTTGACTCAATTACTCGTGTGGTGGGATTTCTGGATAACTCTACCTAGCTCATCCTGGAAATTTAAGGCTAAATAGCCAGAGCCCTCCTGAGTACCTTTGCGTCATGTGGATTACCATCCCACTCCACTCACAATTCCTAAAAGGTACTCTATTTCACGGTGTCGGAAACCAACCTACCACGCAACGTGTTATAGGCACAACAATTAACGGGGTGTTGCCAACCCAAATGGGAATTTTTATAAGTAAAATATCCCTAAAAACTTTTGTGTTTTATGCTTAGTAAGAAAGGTAAAGACCGCTATCAGAAGCTTCTTCAAATGTCTTCCCAAAAGGAATAATCTGATAAGCATGCCAAGCGGCTTTGATTATGGATGGTGCATATGTCTCGTAAATATCTTTGCCATGCAAAGTTAATTCACTTAGCACGGTAGATATACGATCACACATTTCATCCTCATCAAAATTTTTCTTTCTCCACAACAAGGTTTCCTTCAATGTTGTGATCTCCAAGGGACAAAGCCATCTACCATGTTCCCTTTTAAAGCCACGCTTCAAAAACTGAACTTCGGTTAACTTCCTCTTAGAGACGACCATATCAGAATCTTTAAGTTCATTTGTGTAAGACATGCCCAA